GGTAAAACAAAATTAACAAAAGAAGTATTAAAAACATTAACACCTGAACAAATCAATCAGTTTCCGAAAGAAGAAATTGATGCGGTTTTGGCTCAGGGTTAAAAAAGGAGACTTAAATGAGTGTAAATAATTTTATACCGGCAGTATGGTCGGCACAGTTATTAAAGTTTTTGCCAAAAATGTCAGTTTATTCACAGGTTGCCAACAGAGATTATGAAGGCGAAATCAAAGATATGGGCGACCAAGTAAAAATCAATTCAGTTGGTGCGGTAACAATTAAAGCTTTTACGAAAAATACCAACATCGCAGCAGCAGATGATTTGACAGATGCACAAAAGATTTTGTTAATCAATCAGGGAAATTATTTTAATTTCCAAGTTGATGACGTAGACAAAACACAAACAAAACCTAAAGTTATTGGCGAAGCAACAGAAAATGCTGCCGCAGGACTTGCAGATGCAGCAGATGTTTACATCGCAGGGCTTTATGCAGGTGCAGATGCCGGTAATGTTATAGGTGAAGTCGGAACTCCAAAAACAATATCAGCCGCAGCAGATGCTTATAATTACTTGGTTGATATGGCTACAATTCTTGACGAATCAAATACTCCAAAAATTGGCAGATGGGTCATTGTACCTTCTTGGTTTCACGGATTGTTATTGAAAGATAACAGATTCGTTCAAGCCGGAACAGACACAAATACAAACATCCTATTTGTCGGAGTTGTTGGTAAGGCTGCAGGGTTTAATATTTACGTGTCAAATAATGTGCCAAAAGCAACAGCAACCACAGAATTTAAAATTCAGGCAGGATATGCAGGAACTTTGTCTTATGCTGAACAGATACTTTTTGTTGAAGCATACAGACCAGAGTTAAGATTTGCCGATGCAATAAAAGGATTACATGTTTACGGTGCTAAACTTGTAAGACCTTCAACAATGGCAGTTTTGATTATTAACAGACCGGCTTAAGGAATAAACTTTTGGGGTGGTTATTAAATTAGCCACCTCAAAACAAAGAGGATTAAATGGCTATTGTAACAGTTGATTTTGTTAAAGACTATTTTAATATCACAGGCTCGGAACTTGACACAAGAATAGCGTTTTTTATTCCGATTGTTGAAGCTAATTATTTAGCGATAAGAAATGCTCCCTTTGAAGTTGAGGATGCCGAGTCTGATGAATCTTTGGAAGAGTACACAGTTTATCCTGTTAATTCGGAAGAAGTGGCTGCACAAATGGTTATGTATAAGATTAAATCAACGTCAAGTGTAGTTGTTACAGGCACAGCAGTTGTAGCAGGTAAGGAAGTTAAATCTGAAAGTTGGGGTGATCATTCAATCAGTTATATCGAATCCTTAGTTTTTAGCTCTGAACTTCGTTTTAATTATCCTGCAAATATTGTTAGTCAAATTAAAAGATATATGACTTTTACAGAGGCATAAATGGACATTAACAGAGATTTCTTTATTTATAACTGCAATGTACAAAGAGCAACCGGAACTAAAGATTCAACCGGTCAGGTTATCAATACTTGGGCTACGATATACACTGCTTTGCCATGTTATATTAAATTGAACTCCGGTAATGAAAGTGTAGTCTCTGATAAATATGCAGACGTTGCTACTTATAGACTCTATCTTGCAAAAGGCTACACTATTTTAAATAGCGATAGCATTATTGCAAATAGTCAAACTTATGAGGTTGTCTTTGTTAATAATCAGATTGCCGAACATTTGGAAATTGATTTAATAAGAATTTCTTAGAGGTTAAAATGGCTTTACAGGTAAAAATTGCAATAGAATCAAATTTTAAATCTAAAGATTTTTTCGGAAGAGTTAATACCGGAATAAAAAACGGTTTGACTTTAGCCGCTATTAAAGTGAAAGGACAAGCAGTTCTATTGGCAGATTTTACTCAAGGTTATCAAACAGGGCTTTTAAGAAATAGTTTGTCTTATTCTATCGGTGGCGAAACCGCAGGCGGTAATTCAAGTGCCGGTGCAAAAGCTACAAATGAACAAATGACTCCTGAATCAAAAGAAAACAATGTGGCTTTTATTGGAACTTCTCTTGATTATGGCAAATACGTGGAAAGTGGAACGTCAAAAATGGCGGCACAACCTTATTTGAGACCTGCTTACGATTTATGCAAAAAAGATGTTGAGAAATTGATTAAATTAGCCATTGACAATAACTTGGGGGAGTAAATAGTGGATATATCAAATAAAATATACGCTTATTTAAGTCAAAGTGTATTGTTAACTGATAAGGTATCAACGAGAATATATCCAAATGTTGCAGAAACAGGAACTGTCGAGCCTTACGTTGTTTATACCATTGTTTCCGATGTTCCTGAATATACTCTCGATGGCAATACTCAATTATCACAAAAAAGGGTGCAAATAAGTGTATGGGGAACTAAATATTTAACCGTTCATCAGGTTTCTAAAATTATAGACGACCTTATGGATGATTGGCACGAAACAGATACAACTATTGGAAGTACAACAAAGAATAATTCAGTTGACAGATACGAACCAACAACAAAATTTCACGGCGTAATAAGTGATTATATGGTTTTTTGTTAAATTAAAAAAGTGAGGTATTTAAAATGACAATCAAGGCAAGAATGGCAAGAGGCTCTAAATTTGGTATAAGAGCTGTTGGTGGTAGTACTTATACTTATGTCGGCGACTTAACAACGGTAGGTCAGCCATCGCCACAAAGTGACGAGATAGATGTTTCAACTTTGGATTCTCCCGGTACAGCTAAAGAATTTATTTTAGGACCGGTAGATAATGGCGAGTTTGAAATATCAGGCAATTTCGTAGACACGGATGCAGGGCAGACCGCAGTTTATTCAGCTTTCACGGCAGGTTCCGATATAGAATTTATAATTGAAGCTCCTTTGAAAGGAACTGAAGCAGTAGCTGCAAATATCACAGGTTCAGGCTATGTTAAAAACTGTGTAAGAATGGGCGATTTAACAGAGGGTGGTCTCGTTCCTTTTACTGCTACAATCAGAGTATCAGGTGTGATTACATATGCTCCGGCAACTGACGAATCCGACGAATCTGTATAATAGGGAGATAGGCTATGAGTGAACTTGTTAAAGAGAGAATAATTAAATTAAACGGTAAAGATTTTAAATTAAGATTTGATTTCTTGGCAATTACTGAATTTGAAAAGTCTACCGGCAAAAACTTCTTTAAAATTGGTACAGGTTTTTCAGCTACCGATACGGTTTCATTGATTAGGTCAATGATTATATCGGGTGGTGAAAAAATCAGCTTTGAAGATGTAGCAAGAGGCATGTCTCCGTCAAATATGGTTGAGATAAACTCGGTTATAAACGATTTAGTTTCAGATGGCAAAGTTAAGCCGGAAGGAACAGTTGAAAATACAGGTCAGGTAGGAAGTGACAACCCTTTGGAAGAAAAGCACCAGATTTAAGCGATTTCTGGTGCATTGCTCTTTACGATTTGCATTTGACGGAAGAACAATTTATGAGACTTACTCCAAAATTGTTTAATCTTTTGTGTGATAGAAAATATGCAAATGATAGGCGAGAACTTACAAACTCGGCTTTAATAACAGCAACTATCATAAACGTAAATAGAACTAAAAAACAAAGGGCAGTAAAAATTGAAGATATTATCGGTAGAGAAAAGAAACAAAGCAACGACCAAGAAGTTGACCTTTTAACATTTATGAAAGGATTGGCAACTAAAACTAAAAAGAGGTAGACATGGCAGAAGAACTCGGCGGAATAATAATAAAGCTAAGTACAAATGCTGAATCTTTTGTAAAAGAACTCGAACAAATAGAACAAAAAATGAAAGGGTTCGCCGACTTAGGTGCGAAATTACAAAAAACAGGGATTGCTCTTTCTGCTATGGGCGTTGCTGTTGCCGCTTCTTTTGGTTTAATGTTTAAGTCTTTTGCTAATGATGCCGACTCTTTAAATAAAATGTCACAAAAAACAGGGATTGCGGTAGAAAGCTTACAGGAGTTAAGATATGCTGCAAATTTAGCAGGTTCTTCGCTTGATTCTGTTATAGTTGCTACAAAGTTTCTATCTCGTGCAATTACTGAAGCTAAAGACGGAACTCAGCAATATGTCGACAGTTTCAAAAATCTTGGTATTAGACTTGAAGATATTAAAAACCTTAATCCTGAAGAACAATTTTACAAAATCGCAGGGGCTATTGCAGATATTAAAAATCCTACCGAAAGGACAGCTAGAGCGATTGAATTTTTCGGTCGGTCAGGAACTGAACTCATACCAATGCTTAAAAATGGCTCAGCCGGATTGAAAGCAATGGCTGAGGAATTTAGAAAATACGGAACGACTGTTGATACAGCAACCGCACAGGCAGCCGAAGATTTCAACGACACATTGGAAAGGACTATTGTATCAATGAAAGGCATTTTTGCTATAATTTCGGCTCAGATGTTGCCTACAATGCAAAAACTAGCAACTTCCGTATCAAATACTTTTCTTGGCATCAAACAATGGGTGCAAGATAACAGAGAATTAGTTGTTATATTAACAAAAGTGGTCGTTTCGGTTGGTATTTTGGCGACTGCTTTCGGCGGACTATTAACGGTTATCGGTACAATTTTAACATTAACTCCTACAATAGCGGCTTCTTGGGCTATCATAATGGGTCCGGTAGGTTGGGTTATTGGTGGTATTATTGCCTTAACGGTAGCAATTACAGCACTTTACAAGAATTGGGATTGGGTTGTTTTACAAATGCAAAAGGCTTGGGTTTTGTTTGTTGATGTGGTATTGGCAAGCACAATTACAATGTTGGAGGCATTAAAAAGTATTCCTTTTATATCTAAAACAGTAAACAATGCAATTCAAGAGTTAAACAAACAGAGATATGAAAATGCAAAAATTATTTTAGATAAAATAACTGCCTATGAAATTGAAAAATCTAAAGAAACAACTAACCAAAAAAAGAAAGAAGCCGATGAACAAAGAAAAAGAGAGGATGAATTATCCGCAGTAGTTTTGGAAGCAGGCAGAAAAAGAGCAGAGATTGTTATTAAAAGAGATATGGAAACTTTGACAACAATCGCCGAAAATGCTCGTAAGGCAGTTGATGCTCGGATTTCTTGGGAAAAGTCAAGATTTGACTCTTATTCGGTTGAACAAAAGCAGAAAATATTAAATGACGAAAAACAAATAATTGACGAAAGGTTGGCTTTAGAACATGGATTAACTGAACAATATTTTATTTTGATGCAACAAAGAGTAGCCAATAAAAAAGAATTGGATGACTTGGCTAATACAAATATGGTTACTGGTTTTAATAATGCAATGTCTGAACTTGAAAATAGAACAATGAATTATAAAGATGTAATGATTAAAATATATGATGATATGAAATCAGGCATATCTTCTGCTTTTAATACTTTATTCACTGACTTATCAAATGGCTTTGCAGATTTTGGGGCTTTTGCTACAAATATTGGCAATGCGATTAAAAGTGCTTTAATAAGTGCTTTTGCTGACATAGTGGCACAGTGGGTAATGAGCCATGTAATTATGAAGGGTGTTACTTTGGCATGGAAAGCTATTGAAATCGGAGCAGCGGCAGCAGTTGGTGCAGCAAGAGCGGCGGCAGCAATGGCATGGACTTTATGGGGAGCAATAGCAATCGGTGCGGCAATCGGTGCAGGTATTTTAGCAATGGCAGGTGCTTTTGCAAATGGCGGAATCGTTGGTGGTACTTCTTTTTCAGGCGATAATATGGTTGCTAAAGTAAATAGTGGCGAAATGATTTTAAATGAAGGACAACAGGCGAATTTATGGAAGTTAGCTAATGGAGTTGCTTCTTCTAATGGTAATAAATCCGTCAGTATTGAACAAAACTTTAACATAAATTCAGGCGGTAATATGGAAGAATTAACACAGGCAATTCGCAGAGGAACATCGGAAGCCTTAGAGTTTGCCGGATTAACTTATAATATCGGTGCAAAGCAGTCAAATGTTGTTGTATAAGGGGAGATAATGAAAGCTATAGACCAAGAAATAAAATTTTTATCTCAAAATTATCTTAATGACAAATGTTTATTTGAGTTATCGGAAGAGTCGGATGAGTCCGCAGAAGAATCAGACGGAACGAAACTTTGCGATTTTAAGCCTTATGATTCAAATGAGCTTTTTCAATTTGTAGATACAAACGGAGTTATTGTTTGTTGGTTTAAAGATAAATATTCTGATTATATAAGTAGAAATATTGACACTATAATTATTCAAAACACTAATATTAAAAGCATGACAGTTAAATATTTAAGTTCTTTAGGTGTTGAAACTGTTTTATATACTTTAACAAATAATGATGAACACGAAATAAGAATTTATCTTAATAGCAAAGTTGACACGACGAAAATTACATTTGAGATAACTGACGTATTTGAAGGGACATATATTTACATAGGACAATTAAGGGTTTGTGAAAGCATAATTGATTTGGTTGCTACTACAGAAACAACCGCAAGAAACAGTGTACAAGACGGACAGGTAAGAACTTATGGCGGTCGTTTAATAACTTGGACTGATTATTACAAATGGGCAGCAACTATCCAAATACAAAACAATTCTAAAACACAATATGATTTATTGAAATCTTTTATTATTGCAGACGGATTTGTTACTGTAATCCCATGGGAAGATTTTGAAGAAAGAGACGTTTATGAAGTTGCTATCAGCCTTAAAGATTTAAATTTTGATATTAATCGTTGGAGTGGACTTTATAATTTAACTTTAAATGCAGAGGCACAAGAAAATGCGAGTTATTAGCGATGAATTAAAATCATTACTTGAAAATAAAAACTTATCAGATTTGAAACATAAGGTTTTACTATATCGCAGAAAATGGGATGTTGGAACTTCCGCCTATATAATAGAAACAACTCCGATTGAAATTACAACCGAGCTTGAAGCAAATAATACAAATGGTAAAATTAAATTTTCACTCGACACAGATGAAGCTGATGTTTGGAAAGTCGCAAATTTGACTTTAATATTAGTAAACGATAGAAATCAATTTTGGCAGGGTAAATATGACGGTTATTTTGCAGAGCCTTATATTATCTATGGTAGTAAAATTGAATATTTTATAGGCAGTCCAACTTTGGATGATTATATCAAATGCTTTACAGGATATTTGACCGAGAGTCCTAACTATCGACCAGATGATAATCTCGTTGAAATTAGGGCTTTAAGCAGGCTTGATTGGCTTGATAATGTATCGGCTGAGGGTGTATCAACATCTATAACCGATGAAGAAGTCAGTATAACCGATTCAACTCATTGTGTTACTACAAATTCTGCGGTTGGCAGAGTGAGTAAAGTTTTAAAAGGTACAACTCTTGGCACGGCAGTTGAACTTGTTGAAAAAACCGATTATTCAATATCTCAATTAAATGAATATTCACTCGGTGCAATAATAACCTTAGACTCTGAACTTTTGGCAGGCGAAAAAATATTTGCAAGTTATATTTACTGGGCAAAGGGGTTACAAATTGATGAACTTGTAGAAGATTTGCTTGATGTCGCTGATATAGATTCGGCACACAGGATTGTTGATCCGGTAATATTTCAAAATGCTTCAAGAGTTGCCAACGAAACCGTATTGAGCAGTGCTTGGGCTTGGTTATATAGAACTACCGATGATAGTATCGCCGAATATCATAGCGGTATCGTTAATTCAAATACTTCATTTTATTTCGGAACTCCCGGTCAAATGGCAACTGCAACTTGGGGCTGTAATATGACTTACGGTTCATTTAAATTTAAAGTTACTCAACTTATACCTCAACTTGATTTAGGTATATCAATTTTAAGAGTTAAGATCGGAACTGCTACAAATAATGAAGTCGCTGTCAGATTTATGCGAGGAACTTCCGGTGCTTATGATATTGCAGTAAGTTTTAAGGCTTCGGCATATTCAACAATTACAACCGGAAACTTAAATGATGTTTATTATGTTTCTTTTTCTGATAGTGAAACTCGTTTATATAAAAATGGTGTATCTATTTGGAGTACAGCCGAAGGAATAACAGCTAACTATTTATTTATAGAAACCGCTTTTAACTCTACAAAAGCAGAAATTAAAGAGATAGCAGTAAAACGTTCAACAAATCCTTTAGATACCGCAGAAGATTGGATTGATTATCAATATTGTAGATTTCAAAATCAAAACAGTGAAGTATCTTTTGCAGGGTTTGACAGATTAAATGCAACAGTATCAACAGATGGTGTACCAACTCCTAGCATATCAGTCAGTTATGGCAATACCTTAACCGACTGGACTGATTTTATAGAATATTCTTTAGGCACCACGATGACTTTAAATTACGATAGTGTAGATTTTATAATTAAAAATACTGCGAGTTTTGGTAATAATTATGAATTATCTAATGTTAAGTTATGGGCATTTTTAACACAAAATATACCGCTTGGTGTTTGCAATTTAACAAATATGTCGGTATTCGGTGCAATATCTGAATTGGCTGCAATGAGTGCCTATGAAATAGGTTTTGATGCCGATGATAAGTTTTTCTTTCGTAACAGAAAAAAAACTGCCGAGATAAAAGAATTTAATGATGACAAAATATTTAATATGTCAAAGGTTGCTTTTGATATTGACAGACTTGTTACAAGAGTTGTAGTAAATTACGGTGGCTTTAATAAAATTGTTGATAGCGACACAGAGGGCGAAACCGCACCGACCAATAAAGATAAATACGGCAATAGAGAAAAACTTATTGATAGTTCGCAATTGCTACCTGCCGACAATGTGGATTTAGCCTATGCAATAGCACCGACGGTATATGCTGAATTATCAACATTAAGGTTGACTTTGTCAATAGATGTTTTAATTGATTTAGAATTGGAACTCGGCGATTATGTTAGAGTAAAACATAATAATAATTTATTGACTGATAAAAGTTTTACAGATTATACCAAATGGCTTGAAACAGGTACTTATTATATGAAATGTAAGGTCGTCGGTATTTACACTGATTTTAATAGAAAAATCACAACTCTTGATTTGATAGATTATACCGAAGCCTCAGATTATCCGATAGCACAGGGTAAAGAATTTGACTATGAATTAAGTACAGAATTTGATATAAAGAAATAATAAAAGAGGTGGTGCAAAATGGATATAGGTACAAAGCAGAATAAAAACACTTTTCCTGAAAGTCCGTATGTTTTAAAAGCGGAAGAGATTAATCAGATAGTTGCCGAATTGCAATATATAATAACACTTGCAGAGATTGTACTTGATAGCACTGATACAACACAGGTATATCAAGCATTACAAATATTATTTGCAAATGTAGTATATCCTGACCAAACGGGCAATGGATTTAAAATTTTACAGACAGACGGAACTAACCCTTTTTGGGGTTCATTAAATCCTGCAGGGGAATGTTCAACCGCAGGTGCAACCGAAGCTAAAACTGTCGCTATAACAAATTTTGTTTTGAGTAATTATTGCCGAGTAACTGTTAAATTTACAAATGCAAATACAGGTGCTACTCCGACACTTAATGTTGAGGGTACAGGTGCTAAACCAATCATATTATTTAACGGAATTTCAAATAGCAGGTTTTGTAGTGTTGCAGGCGACATTATAGATTTTATTTATGACGGTACAAGTTGGATTTGTCAACCGACTCATTACGAAGCTGATTATTCAAGTGGCACAAATGTTTTATCAGGTTCAGTTCAACAGGCTTCTACCGATATAGTTTTAAAAATAAATTGGTATGACCAAGACGACGCAACAGGTGCAACAATAAATGTCGGTGCAACTTCAAGTCCAGCGACTGAATTATGGAAAGCAACAATAAATGGTGCAAGTAATACACAAACAGCGAATTTGACAATTTTAAAAGGTCAGTATTATCAATATACAGGCTCAGGTATGCAATCAATGATTGCTTATGTAAAAAAAGGTGTTAGATAGAAAATTTAAAAATAAAAATAGGAGGAATTATTATGTATTTAGGACAAGTAGAAATTTCAACAACATGGGCAAAGTTAGAAGATTTAATTAAGGCACAAATTTACGGTCAGTCAGCTTTTGCTTTTAATGCAGCGAAAAAATATCAAATACAGTGTAAAAGTCCGAACAATCTTTTTGTAGACGAATTTGTAAGGCTACCGTCTTTAAGTGTGGCAACTGCAAGTATTGGTACAAGTACAGGTATTAGTGCGGCATCCGTTGTAAAAACAACATTTGAGTCGATAGTATTTGAATCAGGTGTTTACGATTTTATTTACGATTCAGGAATTGGCAGTTTAGAATCAGATGAGTCAGGCGAGTCAATAGAACCTAGTTGGACCTTTAACGGAGTTGATGTTACATTGTCTGACTATGGGATTTCAGTTACAGGTACTCCAAATGACGGAGATATTGTAACGATTGATTTTATAGCAAGTAATACCGGCGAAATAGGAATTGAAGTTGCTGAACGCGAACTTATTGAATACGTTGTTGATACGGTTAGCAGTTCAATTCTTTGTGTAAGAGCTAAAAACAGAAAAGTTCTTGTAAATATTGATGAGTTGGAGGCTTAATCATGTCATTAAAAAAATTGAATACGGTTTATTTAGGACTTGCGAAAGAGTGTGAGGAAGGTGAAGGTGGCGGATCGGTTATTTTAAAAGGAGTATGGACAGCAACCGGACAGACCGATTATTCAACAATACCGTTACCTGCGACAAAAGGATGGGGTTATTTAGTCAATGGGACAACTACTATTGATACGGTTACTTATACAAGTGGCGACATAATAGTATTTAATAAAGATGTTGCTTCCGGTGCGACAATTTTAACGACAGATTTAGACTTGTCAAATATTGATATGGTAACGAAAGATAACACAATTACATTAACAAATAAAACCATAAATGTAGATAACAATACTTTATCAAATGTAGAAGTTGATAATTTTAAAACAGGAGTTGTGCAAACAACTGTCAGAGGAGTTGGAAGTGCAACGGATTTAGCTTTGGCAACAGAAAAAGCAGTAAGTACATCGTTAGCATCAAAACAAGATACTCTGCCATCAGCTTCAAATACAGTTGAGGGTAAAATCAGAATAGCAACCAACGGAGAATCAACAACAGGGACGTCAGAAGTTTTGGCAGTCAATCCATTACAGTTGGCTACTAAAGTAGACAAAGAAGCAGGGAAAGGATTGTCAACAAATGATTATACAACAGCAGAGAAAAATAAGTTAAGTGGCATAGAAACAGGTGCAGAAGTAAACGATGTTGTAGATGTAATAATCGGTGGAACGACAATAGTAAATGGGAGTAAAGTAGCAGTAATTCCAAATGCTTCAAATACCGTAATTGGTGCAAGTAGATTTGCAACCGATGTAGAAGCAGGTGCAGGAACAGCAGAAGATATAGCAGTCAATCCTTTGCAACTTAAAACTGGATTAGATAGTGCTGGTGGCGAGATATTTGATATAGTAATTGAAAGCGAAAGAACAACAAAAGCAGGTCGTGCTGGATTGTTTTCAGACGCAGTAAATCCATTAGCAAAAGCAGACATACCATTGGCTTATGCAAAGGCTTTAAATGCTTTTGAAGCTATACCTAAAGTTATTGATGACGATGAAACAAAAGTAACTTTAAAATTATCGTCTGCCTATAGACATTTAGGTACATATGACGATAAAATATACTTCATACATACAGACTTAACAACAATTAAATCAGCTTCAAAAGTTGATTTATCGGATATAACGACAGAAAAAGCCATTGGCGAAACAGTAATTGGATTTGGTATTTTTGATAATATCAATGTAGTTATAACTTCTATAGACAGTCCAAGCAATGACAATAAATTAAAAATTTATTCAAAAACTTGGGTATTATTATCAAATACATCAATAGGATATATTGATTCTAATTATTTTAAATATCCTGTTGTTAAAGTTGGCGAGAATATTTTAGTTGGACGAAATGAAATTTTTGAAATACCTGACGAAACAGAAATGGTTGAAGGTACTGAAACATATACAGCAACTATTGTTACTCATACCTTAGGCAAGTGGATTCATTCTATTTGTAGCTTTAAAGGAACTGTATATATTGGTTTTACAAATTCTGTCGGTGTAAGTGATATTACACATCAATATGCTCCTGTAGATTTAAATACAGATACAATTGGAACAGTGATTGCGACAAGAGATAATGTTACTGCTGGTACTTTTGCACCAAATATTTGTTGTAACGAAGATTATATCGTTATTAGAGAGAGAAGGCTTGTAACAACTCTGTCGCACGGTTATTCAACCGATGGAACAAATTGGACGTGGGTAACAAAAACTTCAACTAATGACATATGGTTTGCACCAACAGATGACAATAGATTTATTGTGTTTGGAAAATATTTGGGTTTAACCGCTACGTCTGCACCGTTTAGTGATTGGAATAAAGTTGATACTGCAGAATCAGTTTCAACCGATAATGATAAAAGAATTAATGCGGTTCTTATTGGCGATGGGATTGCAATGAGTTCTTTAACGGATGAAGCCTACGTATATTTAGAAACTTTTAGAACAGCTTCTACCGATACAAAAGGCGATTTGACTATTAGTTATTATCTCACTGCAAAAGGAAATAAAATATGTATGCCCGACCAAAATGCGACATTGTTAAGTTTGTGGAATTTGTCAGGAAATGTTCCTTATATGGTTTTAGACACGACAGGAGAAACACTACAATTGCCACGTTGGAACGTCGGATATGCCTATATGATAGTTGATACTAGTTACGTTTGTCCTTTGATAAATGATGTTAACCAAGAAAGATTTGCGAAAGTTTCTGAATTGCCTAATAGTTTAGTTAACAGAATATCCGTAAGTGCAAATGGAGATTATGCAACATTAAAAAGTGCAGTTGACTACTTTAATGCTTCTGCAACTGCTAATACTGAAATACTTTTAGATGCAGGAGTACATCTAATCACAGGTACTGTAACAGTAAACAATGCGACATATAATTTACAAATTAGAGGGTTAGGAGTTAGTTCAACTATATTAAATGCAAGTACAGGTTTGACTGGTAAGCCTATGTTTGAAATAAAAACGAAATGCGATATAGATAGATTATCTGCTGATGGTAGCACACTCACAAGTTATGGCACTTTAACAAACGAAAATTTTATCTCATTTACAACTAATTCAGATATAAGTTATGAAATAACAAACTGTAATATTTCAAACTTTAAAATTGGTATTGCAGATTTAATCGGTGTCGGGATTTTTAGTTTCAATTTTATAATTGCAAATTGTGCAATAGGAACGCAAATAAATTATTCAGCAACACCAACTAATTTTAACAAGTTAGATTTAGAAATTGGTAATTATGAGTCTTGTCCGATAGGAGTAGATTTATTGCAGGGAACAAAAACTTGTTTTAATCTTTCGCAAATTTTATTTGTACACAGTGACTCAGGCGATATAGGAGTAAAATATACACCTGCTACTTATATAGTTGCAAATTTGAAATTCAGGAATATAAAAGATTGTGCTTATAACTTTATCGGCACTTTTGTTACTGGATTTGATTTTACACTTCCTTCAGGAAGAGACGCAAATATAGTTATAAAATCTAACGTAGGCGAGGAAGATAAAACGCCTCATTGTGAAGTTAGTGTTGCTGACAATGCAACTGTAACAACTTGCACTGACCAAAATGTTTATTACAAAGTTGCAAGAGTAAACAGCAAAACAAATATTAAATGTGATACTGCTTCATCGGGTGGTTCGTTTACATTTACATTAGACGGACTGACAACAGGTGCAATAAATTATGACGCAACACCTGCTACTTTCGCAACTAACATTAAAAATGCAATAGAAGCACTTGACGGAGTTACGGCAGTAACAGTAACGACAGTTGTTGAAGCGACCGAGTGGAACGTAGAATTTACAACATCAGGCGAGGGTTTTTTATTGCCACAAAGTGCAACTAATTCTTTAACGGGTGTAACCACAATAACAGTAACACCATCTTTTTATACTTGTAAATTTAAAATTGAAGAAAATAAAATTACAAATTTAGCTGCATATCCTTTTGACGCCGAAGTTTCAATATCAGGAAATGTAGCCGTTAATGCTAATGGACAAAACCTAATAATTGCAGTGTTTAAAAATGGCACGGAACTAGTTGCAAAAATGAAAATAAGAACAGTAACTCCAGACGTTTATTACAATTTCAGTTATACTGATTATATAGATGATTTTGGATTTGAAGATTACCTTGAAATTTTTGTAGTTAATACAACTTCGGCAGGGAAAGAAGTAACAGTAAGTGATTTGACTTGGTATACAACATCAAGATAAAAGGGGAATACAACAATGAAAAAAGTTTTTAAATGGTTGGACTTTTTAAGAGAGTGTGAACCGAAAACCTTATTTGCAGTTATTTGTATTATCGGCACGATTATTGGTGCAGTTTATACAACACAGGCAAGTATCACAAAATGGATTTACAATGCAGAACAAGCGATTACCGACGGGAAAAATGCAATAGAGCAGGGTAAAAAAAGAGATTTAATTGTTGCCGAACACGAAACTAGAATTTGTGTATTAGAAACAACTTATCAGAGTATAGACCAGAAGTTAAATATTTTAATTGCGAGAACAAAATGACTGACTATGTTTTAATGTATATGTGTATGTGCCCACTCGGAATTTTTATATTTTTACTTTTTAAAGGATTATTCAAATGAACGAAATTTGCAAATGTAATGGCGAAAAATGTAAAGCAAAAGAAAAATGTTATCGGTTTACTTCTAAGGCAACTAAATATCAAAATTGGGCAGATTTCTATACATTAGAAAAAGACAAGAAAGGAAGATGTGGTATGTTCATGGAGAATAAAAATGCCAAAGTTTAGTGAATCAAGCATCTTATTATTAACTCAATGTCATCCTGATTTACAAATTATTGCTGATACGGCTATAAAGTTTTTTGATTTCACTATTTTAGATAGTACAATAAGAACAAATGAACAACAAATGCAATTTTTTAAAGAAGGCAAAAGTAAAACTTTAAATTCAAAACATTTAAAAAAATATTTTATAGATTATAATAAAGACTATTCAAGAGCCTTTGATTTCGCACCATATCCGGTAAAATGGGAAGATAGAGAAAGATTTTGTTATTTAGCAGGTGTATTTTTAGGAATTGCAGAGATTTTATATAATAGAAATGAAATAAAACATATGATTAGATGGGGAGGCGACTGGGACAATGATCGGGCAACAAAAGACGAAGGTTTTTCTGACATTCCACATATTGAACTGATTGAGGATTAAATGGTTTGTTTATATTTTGTTTATGAGAGATATTGCGATAAAGATTGTGCAGAAGAAGTAAAAAAATATGGTTATTCGGATTTAACAGAACACAAATGTAATTTTAAAGATTGTCAAAAAAGATGTAAAAATTATGTTGAAAAAATGGAGAAAACAAAATGAAAAAGATTTTAGATTATTTAGGAAAGTTAATGAAAGAAAAAGACGGAGTTACACCTGCAAGAAAAATGCACTTTGCTTTGGCAGGTTTTGTGACTTCAATATTTTGTGCTTTTATTTTAAAAGATGTAAATATTTTAAATTCCTTTTTGATTTTTACGGGTGCTTGTCTAGGATTTTCAAGTTTAGATAAGTTTGTTAAAAAATAAAATGAATAAATATTTAATACCAATTTTAATCATTATATGTTTTGTTTTTTACTTTTTATGGAGTTACGAAAGAGATAAAAAGCAGAATATTATATTTGAAAATACTCCGCTACCGCAGGGAGTCCATGCACAAGTAGTCAGTCAACCTGATAAGACTATCGTTAAGGTGAGTTCAGGATCGGGGACTGTTACACAAATATTGCCAAATTATCCCGAAAGTGCGGTTATTGTCAATATTACAGATGATGATAGCTATGAGATTAAACAGAAAGTCTTAGGATTTTGCTTTAGACCGGCTTTGGCACTAGGTTATGCTGAAAACTTAAACATAGGTATTTCATCAAGATTTGTGTTTTATCGTGATTTTGGGCTTATTACAGGGCTTGGTTATGATATTATTGCCAAAGACCTCAATGCTATTGCAGGTATTGATTATAGACTGCGAGTTTTAACCATACCGAACCTATCTCTCTTTTTAGGCTACAATTCAAAAAGTAAAGTTATTGTTGGTTTAAATTTCTATCTCAAATGAAAAAACAGACCGCTCACTTCTAAGACGGTCTGCTTTTCTCTTGTAAATCCAATGATAAAAAAAATACTTCTAAAAGAACAATGCTTCTGATGTTTTAATCTTATAAAATTAAAATAATAAAATCAAGCCAACTTGTGAAATATTTGTGAAATATTAAAAACACTTGACAAAATAAAATAAATAGTTTAAAATTGTCATAGTTCTTAAAAAACCAAAAGGAAAACAAAAATGCTTGAGAGGCATAATCAAACAATCAGACTTAATCAATCAACTGCAAACTGTAATAAGTGCAGGTTTCAAACTGTTATTACATTTCTATGTAATATCAGCTCTCAAGCTACCTGCATAATATGGCATTGGCGAGGGATTTAATTATCTCTCGCTAGTGTCAAATAAACTAAATGCTTGGGAGGCATTTTATGAAAAAAACACTGTCAGAACTGCAACACGAAAGGGAAATTTTAATCAAAAGGTTAGAATATCTCTTGTCAGAAGAAAATCCAGAAGTTTTAAATCTCAAAAACAGAATTTACAATCTTGACTTGGCTATTGAAAAAGAGAAAGAAAATAAATCTTTCGGGAGTTTTCTCGGAAATATGATAGGAGTTAACTAATGAAAAAAACACCTGCTCAAAAATCAGAGTTAAAATTAAGGTATGTTTTTGCGGTAATCGTTTTGTTGATTTTGTCGGCAGTTTATTGTTTTTCAAAACCGAGAGTATTGTTTTATGACGAAGTTACAAAGACAAAGTATTTGGACGGCAAAAGGTTTAGTCAGGCAGTATTTTCTAATGGCGAAGTTTTGGCTTACGGGAACGAAAAGACCGAGTATGAAAATAACGAAATAGGAGAATAAAAATGACCAGAACAGAGATTTTGCAAAAAGTAAAAAAATTAGTGGCAGGGCAGGTATGTTGCGAAGATAGAGTTATTGAAGAAGAATCAATTTTAAAAGATGACATCGGATTAGATTCGCTTGATACGTTAGAACTCGGAATGATTTTTGAAGAAGAGTTTCATGTTGACATATCGGAAGAAGAACTTGCTAAATTTAAAACCATAAAAGACATCGTTGATTATATTGAAAAGGTGGTTAAATAATGGCATTAAACCGTCAGCAATGGCTTGAATTAAGGCAAAAGGGCATAGGTGGTAGCGATGCCTCTTCTATTGTTGGCGAAAACCCTTATAAAACAAATGTCCAACTTTGGAGAGAAAAAACAGGCAAAACAATACCAGAAGATATATCTGGTAAGCCTTATGTAAAATATGGAGTAGAATCTGAAAAATATTTAAGAGAATTGTTTGTTTTAGATTATCCTGATTATGAATTAGAACATAAACAATATGATATTATTTGCCATGCCAAATATCCTTTCCTGTTGGGTTCTTTAGACGGAAAACTTACACACAAAGAAACAAATTTAAGAGGTATCTTTGAAGCTAAAACAACTAATATTTTAAGTTCGCAACATAAAGAAAAATGGAATTATGACAATATTCCGCAAAATTACTATATACAATTATTACATTATCTTTTAATTACTGCTTACGATTTTGCGATTATTAAAGCACAGTTAAAATTTGTTTATCCGAATAAAAACATAAACGAAATTGTGCCATTTGAATTTAAAAAGGTCGAGACTAAAACGATCCATAAAATTTACTGGAGAGAAAACGTAAAAGAAGATATTGAATATTTATTACAGGAAGAATTGAAGTTTTGGGATTATATACAAAAAGACATTGAACCACCATTGCAATTGCCTAACATATAAAAAGGAGTTTTAAGAAAATGGAAATAATTATTTATAAACCGAATAAATTTGTTGAAGCGATTGAGTTTAACTACGAAGAATTAAAAAAAGAGTTATCAATAAGATTAGAAAAATATCAAAATCTTGTTTTTAGCGACTCTGAGATTAAATTGGCAAAAACTGACAGGGCTACATTGAATAAGTTAAAAGAAGCCATTGAAAACAAAAGAAAGGAAATTAAAAAGCAATGTTTAAAACCTTACGAAGAATTCGAATCAAAAATTAAAGAGTTGGTTAATATGATAGACCAACCAATCGAATCGATTGATTCACAGGTTATAAAGTATGAGGAAGAACAGAAAAAAGCTAAATATATTGCTTTAGGTTTATGGTATGCAGAATTATCCGGCACAATGGGAGACGTAGTTCCGTTTGAAAAAATCTTGAATCAAAAATGGCTAAATGCTTCGGTTAATATTATAAATGCAAAAGCTGAGATAACCGCAATAGTTACAAACTTGCAGAATTCTTTTAATGTTTTAAGGGATTTGCAGACTCCATATTCACAACAAGTTCTTGATAAGTTTATTCAGACCTTAGATTTGCCGACAGCTTTGGCAGAGAATAAAAGATTGACTGAACAGGCAGAGAGAATTAAAAAAATGGAAGAAGAATCTAAAAAGGCAGAAGAAGAAAAGAAAAAAACACAGGAAGTTGTAAATACAGAAACTGTTTTAGAATCTCCGGTTGAAGTAGAAAAACCAACAGAAGAGCCGAAACTTCAACAAATAGATTTCAGAGTTTGGGTTACTGAAGAACAAAAAAATATGCTAAAAACATTCTTTATTGCAAAAGGCATTAAATACGGTTCAGTAAAATAATAAAAAGGGAGAGTAAAAAATGGCAAATACTTTAGTAGCAAAGAAAACAGAAACGTCATCAAAAAATCAGTTCAGCCTGTTTATCTCAACAGAGGGTGTAAAGAATTTAGTTAAAAATGCAGTAAAAGATGAAAAGGGTTTTATTAGTTCAATCGTTTCGGCAGTTGCTACCAATCCAAAATTGGCAGAATGCGAACATAAAAGTGTTTTAAGTGCTGCTCTTTTAGGTGCAAGTTTAAATCTGCAAATGTCGCCAACTTTAGGTCAGTTTTATTTTATACCCTTTGAAGATAAAAAACAGAGTAGAGAATTAGGCAGAAAGGTCATGTTGGCACAGTTTATTTTAGGCTATAAAGGATTGTTGCAGTTGGCTATCCGTTCCGGCTTTTATAAAAGAATAAATGTATTGGCAATAAAAGAGGGTGAATTTATATCCTATAATCCTCTAACGGAAGATTTTCAAGCTAAAATGATTACGGATGATTCAGAAAGAGAAAAGGCAGAAACAATAGGATATTATGCAATGTTTGAATATCTAAATGGTTTTACAAAATCTCTTTATTGGTCTAAAAAGAAAATGGAAGGACATGCAGATAAGTATTCAAAGGCTTTTAATCTTGCCGATTTTGCAAAATTAAAGGCAGGTAAAATTAACCAAGAGGATATGTGGAAGTTTAGCTCTTTTTGGTATCAGGATTTTGACGGTATGGGTTTAAAAACTATGTTACGTCAGATATTAAGCAAATGGGGAATTTTATCGGTTGAATTACAAAAAGCTATTGAAACAGATGAAAAAATTATTGATACTACCGGCGAAACAATTAGTGTTGAAAAGGAAGATGAAATCCCTTTTGGCGAAGATAAAAAAGAAGAAGTTAAAAAAGAAGAAGCGGTTGATCCACTAGCATAAATAAAAAGTTCTTTGAATTGAGAGGGTAGCCTTAAATGGTATTAGAGGCGATGGCATATAAGAAATCTAAAGAAAATAATATTTAAGTATTTAGAGGATTAAAGACAAGTGTCCAATACTCGCTTATATGAGTTAGGCTGAAAGTGGACTAATGTAGGGTTCGATTCCCTGCCCCTCTCGTTCAAAGAATAAAAGAATAAAAAGGACTAAAAATGATAATAAATGGAAAATCGGTTTATAGGATTTATATTTCAGGTGCGATAACAAATAATCCAAATTTCAAAAAAGATTTTGAAAAGGCTGAGAAAGCCATAATTGCCGCCGGACTTACTCCGTTGTCGCCAATAAGGACACAATCTCACATAAATAAAATGAGCGAAAGATGTTGTATGTTTGATGCCTTAAGGCTTATGGAAGAAGCGGATGCCGTGTTGCCGATTGCACGGATTGCAATATCGGATGGTTCTACAATAGAAGATTTGGTTGCAAAAAAATGCAGTATGTCTTTTGTTACTTTGGAAGATTTAAAAATAGGAGCTTAAAATGAAAGATGTAAATGTTATATTTTTAACAGGTAGGCTTACGAAAGATAGCGAATTGAGAGCAACAACCTCAGGCAAACACATACAATCGTTTTCTATCGCTTCCAATGACGATTATAAGAAGTTAGGAAGTGATGAGTGGACAAATAAGTGCTATTTTATAAACTGTGTTAAATTTGGCAATACTCTCGGTTTAGATAAAGGGGTTGCAGTTTCAATTCAGGGCAAGTTGACGAGTAATACAGTTGAAAAAGACGGAGTTAAAAGAACTTATATTCAAGTTGAAGTTATCAATCTTAATTTCATAGTTCCAAAAGAAAAGGTTGAGAAGGTTGAAGAAGTAAAAAATGAAGAATTAGCTGAGAAAACAGGAAACATCGATGAGGGAATGAAAGCTATGTTTAAAGAAGAAAAGAAAGACGATGTTTTTGTAAAAGGCAATCAGGATGCTGAGGATTTAGATGTACCTTTTTAAAACACACTTCTTGGCAATGTGTTCTAGATTTAAAATATAAAATCAAAAGGAGTTACAATGAGAGTTACGATGCAGATGTTGATTAAAAGCAACGGGGATAAAAGAGTAATGATATTTATTCTTTTAGGTATCTGTTTTGTTTTAGCAGTTACAGTATCGTGTCAGTATGTAGAGTTAAAAAAGTCAGATAGCAAGATATTAAAAAACACAAATGAGATTATTAAAATATTAACAATCGGGGAAAACAATGGCAACTAAAAAATGTTGTAATTGCGACAAGGCAAGATTTCAAAATGATATATTCGGTGGTGTTGAGTTTGTTTGCAAATATAAAAAAGATAAAACAGTAAGTTATTCAGGAAAATGTGTTTATGGTTTAGATCAGGAAAAGAATTATTTGAGGAGCAAACGATGAAAATACTCGGACTTGATAACGGAACTACCGGAAGTCTTGCTGTTTGGGATTCAAACTTAAATGTTATGGGATTACACAAACTGCCTATTAAAAAAGAATTGGACTATACAAAAGCAGTGCAACATATAACAAGAATTGACTATCCGGCGTTATGTGAATTATTTACTCAGATTAAAAAAGATACAACAAATGATATTCACGTTTATATGGAAAAGCCTTTTATGGGTGGTGCTAGATTTATTAAAACTTCCGTAAATGCTTTTAGATGTATGGAATCAGAGCTTGTTGCATTAGAGGAGTGTGAGATAGGATACACTGTAATAAACTCAAAGGATTGGCAGAAACATATCTTGCCGAGTGGAATTAAAGGAAGTACAGAGTTAAAAAAGGCGTCGCTTGATATTGCAAAGCGTTTATACCCTTATCTATCAGAAAAATTAACAAAAGAAAATGCCGACAGTGTTCTTATAGCACATCATTTTAAAACGGAGATGAGATAATGGGACACTATGCGAGCAAACAAAAAAGAACTTGCGATTGTTGTAAGGGTTCAATGGAGCTAAGAATCGACAAAGATAATAGCTTTCGTAATATTCTTGAACATATAAGTCATTGGAAGTCAGAATTTGAAATAACGGTTAACTTAAATTATTTGAGAGGTCTTAAAAATAACGGATGGAGTGATTGCCCAGTATGTAACGGTTTGGGTCATGAAACAATAATCGTTGATGAATGGAGAGATTGATGGAAGCATTGACAATAGTATTTTTTATAGGAATGTATATTAGCTTTATATTTTGGTTTATAAGAAAAAGATAAAAGGAGATAAAATCTATGTCTAAACAAACACAGGCAGAGCAGATTTTAAAGTTTTTACAGGAAAATAAAGAAGGGATCACACCAGTTGACGCTTTTTTTAAATTTAATTGTTTTAGGCTTGGTGCAAGAATATTTGATTTAAAAGCACTCGGACATAAAATAACAATGGAACTTGAACAGGGGAACGGTTCGCATTATGCAAGATACAGATTGCAAAATTAAGCGATATTTTGGGTTTTAGGATAGATTGTATCAAAAGGATAAAAAAATGCTAGAAATAAACAAGATACATAATGCTGACTGCCTAGAATTTATGAAACAACTGCCTGACAAGAGTATTGATTTGGTACTGACCGACCCGCCTTATGGGATAGACACAAAATTTAAAGGTGGCAAAAGCGCTAAAATGAATTTTAATAGCATTTGTGATAAGGGTTGGGATAAAAAACCAATAGATTTATATTTTAATGAAATATTTAGAATATCAAAAAATCAGATTATTCGGGGTGGAAATTATTTTAATTTTCCGACTTCAAGATGTTTTATTGTTTGGGATAAACAAATAAGTGAAAATTTTAGTCTTGCTATGTGCGAGTTGGCTTGGACTTCTTTTGATAAAAATGCAAAGATATATAAATGCAATTCTGAAAAATTACAAAGAATACACCCTACACAAAAACCCATAAAATTAATTAAATGGTGTTTATCTAATTATTCAAACAAAAACGATTTAGTTTTAGACTGTTTTAGTGGTTCAGGAACGACTGCAATAGCCTGTTCAGAATTAAAAAGAAACTTTATTTGTATAGAAAAAGATAAACAGTATTACGAAGCAAGTTGTCAAAGGTTAGAGAATTACAACAAGCAGTTAAAATTGTTTTAAAATAACAAAATGGAGAGAAAATGACTAAACTATTTGCAGTTGTTGAAGTAACTTTAAAGCCTTACGATAATTTTGAACATATAGCAAGAATACCATTGGAACGATTAAAAAGTAAGGAATATTTCAGAAAACTTATAAAAAGTTGGTTAACAGAAGAATCAGATTCAATGACTTATGAAAAATGTGCAGAGTTGATTTGTAATAAATTATTTACGGAGGTTCAAAATGAACGATAGATTGAAGTTTAGGGTTTGGGATAGTCATTTATTAGGGGGTAAGTAATATGGCAGATAATGATATATATGTGATTAGAAAAGCAAGACCGTTGGAATGTGATATTTGTCCACACGAAGATGGTGATTGCGAAGACATTGAATGCCCGAAAGAAGAAGGAAAAACCCGAGCAGAGTACGAGGATATGATTGCGGAGAGTATTTATAATCAAATTTCAAAAGAAGAATTTAAACATTGTACATTCGGCATACCAGACTTTGCAACAAAAAACCTTAAAATAAAAGCAAAAAATTATGCAAAAGCAGTCGTTGTCAGACTGTTTGGGGAGGGGGAATAAATGATATTAGAAATGCCTTATAAGTTTGAATTGAACGGAGATGGCGAAAATGTAAAATATGTTTTCGGTACTTTAAAATCCGAGATTGAATACGAAATAAACAAAGAACCTGCTGAACTTATATCGCTAACTATTAAAAATTCAGAGTTTATAACAGAAGACGGTAAAAATGATATAGACCCATTGGATATTTATACAGATGTTTGGAATTACATAAGTAAGAATTTAGATACTTTTATAAAAAAGGACTAAAAAATGAAAATAAAAAACCTAACAGATATTCCATTGGTCTCAGTTATTTTATCTTGCCATAATAGTAAAAAAGAATTTATATCTGAACTCTTAGACGGACTTTTTAATCAAACATATCAAAACTGGGAACTTATTATTTGCGACCACGATTCTAACGTCTCAACAAAAGACTGGTTTCCAAACGATAAACGAATAAAACATCTCGGCGAATACAACAAAGACGACCAATGGCAATATCTCATAGATAACTCACAGGGTGAAATAATAATACATCACCACGATGACGATGTATCTCTACCTCACAGAATAGAAACTCAAGTAAAGTATTTAACCCAAAATCCTGAACTAGACGCTTGTTCGGGCGGGATAATAACTTTTGGTGCTTCCAACGGAATAAAAGTCTGTTGGACAATGAAAAACGAAGAACTGCAACGTCAATTAGTTTTCAGACAGCATATAATGATACCGACTTTGGCAACCCGTAGACGCGTTAAAATTGACTTAGACCAAACCGACAAAGTGGCAAAAGTAGCAAAAGACTTTGAGTGGACTTCTCGCAGATGGGATATTAAGCAAGATATAATACCTGAAATTTTACTCAAATATCGTAAACATACGAGCAGCGATAGTTCACTAAACACAGACCAAATAGCAACTGACCACGCAAATATAGTTTGTAGAAACTTAAAAGCAAGATTTGGCATTGTAGCACCTTTTGAGTTAGGAGAGTTATTGAATCCTCACATAAAAGAATTTTCAATGACTAAGGATATTTATAGAAAATGTTTAGAAATATTTAATTCAAACAAAGACTTAATTGTTTCGTTTTGTGGCGAGAAATTATACAATCAGAAATTACATCAAATGATGGCTAAAAATATTATTTACAAGGACTAAAAATGGATATAGTCTATGTTTTAAAAAATGAACCTAGCGACTGGCAAGATAACGAAATAAGATATTCTCTGCGGAGTTTAGAGAGATTTGGCAGAAATTATGACAGAGTTTTCTTGGTTGGCGGTAAACCTGAATTTTTGGATTACAATAAGATTATTCATTTGGTACATCAGGACAAATATGCTGTGCCGGATTACAATGTTTTCTTAAAATTGCTTTATGTGTGCTCAAACTCGGATGTATCTGAAAATTTCATTTTATTTAATGACGATTTTTATTTGTTAAGATATATAAGTTTAAGAAATATACCTTATTATTTCAAAAGAAACGAGATAGCGACAGTCTATGCCAATAACAATACTTTCAACGAAATGGCTTTAAGAACTAGGGAATTTTTATTAAAACACAATAAGCCTATCTTTGATTTTAAGCCACACTATCCAATAATTTACAATAAAACTAAACTTCAAGCATTGATACCTTTATTCGCAGAAGGCTTTAAATTATCGCCATTAGGACTATCATTAAGGGATTTGTACGGTAATTGGCACAATGTTCCAAATAAAGTTTATAAAAGGGAGAATAAACTATTAAATAAAAGAGTTCCGATTGCAAGATTTATTAAAAGATTGGATTTGTTTTCAGGTTATAATTCGGCAAGGGCAGATGAAAAAGAATTTTTACAGAATGCATTTGTTGTAAAATCTAAATGGGAGATTTGATGAAAAATAGAAATTTAGAAAATAACGATAATTGGAAAACTCCCAAAGATTTATATGATAAATTAAATAACGAATTTAATTTTGATTTTGATCCTTGTCCTTTAAATCACGATATAACAAAATGGGACGGGTTAAATGTTGAATGGGGGGGGGTAAATTTTTTAAATCCGCCGTATAGTCGTAAATTGAAAGTGGCTTTTATTTATAAAGCATATGAGGAATATAAAAAAGGTAAAAAAACAGTGATGTTATTGCCTGTCTCAACTTCAACAAAAATATTTCACGAAATTATTTTGCAACATTGTGAAATACGCTTTTTAAAAGGCAGAGTTAAATTTGAGGGAATAAATACTTTTGGTCAAGTAGTATCAAATAAATGCGGGATGCACGATAGTATGGTTTGTATTTTTAAACCAACAAATAAAAACAAAATGGAGATTTGAAATGAAAATCGTTTATATCACTGACCAAAACTATATTCAGTATCTGAATATGTCGGCAAAATCGGTTTTAAAACACAATCCACAGGCAGAAATACTTGTAGTATCAGATAAACCACTTGATATTCAATATGAAAATATTGTATTTAACCCACCGCAAGAGTTTTTATCACAATTAAGGTTTAATCCAAATGACCGACTGACCGCTTTAACTTATTACAAATTATTACTACCAACACTGCCATTTGATAAGATTATTTATATGGATTGCGATACTTTATGCCAAAAGCCACTTGACGATATTTGGAATATGGACTGTCAATATATTTGTGTTACTGAACATTATCTCCCACAAAAATATCCTAATAATAAAAGCCATGCACTAATGGGCTTTATGTTAATGAATTTGAAAGCTTTAAGAGAAGATGACTTTTGCAATAAATGTTTAAAAAATATGGATTATAAACAGGGCTTCTGGTGGCATGAAGAAGGACTAATAAATTTGAATTATCAGGATAAGTTGACTTACATAGACAAAAAATATCATTATTGTAAGGGTCGAGGTAATTATTATAAAAATCCAATTTATGATAAGGATGCTTATATTCTACACTATCCGGCAAGAACTAAAAGATTTATGGCGGTTGATTTACAAAAAATGGGATTATAAAATGGACATATTGTATATTTTAGGTTCAGGCAGTCGTTGGAATAATAACGAGTTAAGATATTCGTTAAGGTCATTAGAAAAACACGGTAAAAACTACAATAGATTGTTTTTAACCGGCGAAAAACCTGACTTTATGAAAGATAATGTTATTTATAATTATCAACCTGATAAACATATCGGTTGCATAAATCATTTTCTAAAAGTTTTATGGACTTTTCAAAATACCGATATTTCAGATGATATTTTATTAAATTATGATGATAATTTTTTTATTAAAAATGTTGATATATCAACCTGTCCTTTTTATTACAGGGCAGAAGTTATACCGGAAGCGTTTACTGTAAATAATAAACATACACGATCATTATTATTTACAAAACAAATATTGAAAAGTTTAGATAAACCTGTTAAGAATTTCGAAGTGCATTGTCCAATAATTTATAACCGTCATAAATTTTATGAATTTGCATATAAGTTTACTAAATTCATTGATTTTAACGACAAACAAAAAGGATTGTTGCCGAGAAGCTGCTATCTTAATAATTTTGAAGTAGCAGGGAAATATATATCTGATTGTAAAATTAAAAAAATAATATCTAAACAAGAAATTGAACTTGCGATAAAAGGTCGAGATATTTTTAGCATTAGCGGGAATGTTATATCAGGCGGGATTGTAGAGTTTTTAAAAGAGAATTATCCAAATAAAAGCAGGTGGGAGAGATGAGATGACAAATGATGAAATTACAAAATATGTTAAGGACAATAAATTAAAACTAAGGATTGTATCTAAAATTCACGAAACGAATGAAATGATATTTTTATTTAGAACAAAAATAGCCTATATTGAACCAAATATTGCCTATCCAATAGGCATCAACGAAATCAACATAAAGGTTACATGCAATGCTTTTACGAAAAACATAGATAGGATTTGCAAGAGAAGAAAAATAAAAAAGGAGATTATATTAGCTTTTATTGAGAGTTATTGTCAAGAAAAATTAAATATTATAAGGGGGATATTGCAGTGTGGTATCGGCAGAAAAGTAGTTGACAAACAGTTTATAGTTTTGTAGTATAAAAGTAAAATCAAAACGGAGGAAAAATGATAAGCATAACAAAGTCTGAATTAAAAAAAATGTATGAAACATTGACAAACAAAGTTATTTGCAAAAATCTAGGCATAACACAGCCAACATTGGTATCATATTTAAAAGCATTTGGAATTAAACAAAAAGGCAAAGGCAACAAACAAGACAAAAGAAAAATCAAATTGATAAAATAGGGGTTGCCATGATAGAAAAAAAGGGATTTATAATTTATACAAGTTATTATGAAATTTTAAAAGATATTCCAAATGATAAACTAGGATTATTATTTAGGGCAATATTTGAATATCAGGTAAATGGCAAAGAAATTGAACTAACAAATGAAATAAAAATGGCATTTTCTTTTATCAAAAACCAATTTAAAATAGATAACCAAAAGTACAACGAAATACAGACAAAAAGGAGTGAAGCGGGTAAAATTGGTATGGACAAAAGATGGCAAAATCACAAAAAACACATTGAAAAATCAATCAATAATAACAAAAATAACAAATGTTATTCTGACATAACAAAAATAACAAGGGATAACAAACATAACTATAAAGAGGAAGTAGAAGTAGATGTTGCAGTTGATGTTGATGTTGATTTAAAGGATGATGTTGTTTTAAAAGAAGATGTTAATAAAAAAGAAGTAACTACTAAAAGACACATCTCTGTGAATTTTGTGAAACCATCCTTGCTTGAAATTAAAAATTATATAACTCAAGAAAAGCTTTCAGTAAACCCTGAAATATTTAAAGACCACTACGAAAGCAACGGTTGGAAAGTAGGAAAAGTACCAATGAAAGATTGGAAAGCGACTTTGCGTAATTGGGATAGAAAAACAAAAGAAGTTAAAAAACCATTTAAAAACGAATTCTTGGAAAAATTAAATGAAGAGAGGACAAATCTATGACGAGAGAAGATACTATCAAAATTTTATCAGTGTTGAAAGGCATAGGTGTAAAATTTGAAGGAGATACGGATATAATTATAAACATATGGGCAGATTGTTTTAAAAAAGATGAATATTTAAAAGTTAATAATGCAATCAAAAAACTTATGACGACGGAAAAACAATTATTCCAAAATGGATTGATAGCAAAAATAAAAGATTTACTTGTCCCGGATGATGTTTTTATCGACTCGGCAACTGCATGGAATCAAGTCAGATTTGCAATGAAAAAATCACATCCCGATATTCCAAAAACAACAAACGACGCCTTTGAAGAATTAGATCCGATTATAAAAAAGGTTTTAGGAAACCCTCATACGTTGATTGAATGGGAATACGAAAGCACAACGGAAAATATGAACACGGTAATTAAAAGCAACTTTATTCGTGAGTATAACAACTTATGCCGAATTTTCAAAGATGACCTTAAAAACGGCGGTAAAATGCTTGAGTTTATTTCAGAGCCGAAAGAATTGCCAAATCAAGAAAATATTAAACGATTGGAAAACTTAGCAAAAGAGACTGTAAAAAGCGAGATTTAATATTCCGTTGTTTTTACAACAAAAGCAAATGAAAAACTGCGATTTAAAAAACACTTGACAAATAATTAAAAAACGTTTATAATCCAATCAGAAGTAAAGAGATTCACCTTGAAAACTGAACACAAAAGCTTGAGAGTACGCTACAACTACGTCTCAGGCTTTTGTTTTTTTTTATTTTTAGGAGATTTAAAATGGCGGTTAATCCGAACTCACTTGAAAACTTAAAAGACGGCAGTTTTCAAAACAGAACCCCCGAAGAAATGAAACAGATTGCCATAAAAGGCGGCAAAGCTTCCGGTGAAGCAAAAAGACAAAAAGCACTTTTTAAAGAAATAATGGAAAATATTTTAGACGAAAGCATTGAGCACGACGGTAAGGTTGTCAGTAAAAAAACAGCTTGGAGTTATAAACTTATAGCCAATGCCTTGAGTCGTGTAAATAACGGCAATTTAGACGAAATAGATTTAAAAGCTTTTCAAGTTATCAGAGATACAATCGGCGAAAAGCCGAAGGAAAGCATTACAGATGCCGGCGAGAAGTTGGATCAGCTTATCGAATCGCTTGATAATAAAGCAAATGAAATTTTAGACGAAGAATCAAACGAATCAAAAGAAGAAGGATCTGAACTCGCAAAGGAACAAAATGAGCAGCAATAAAAAATTCATTATGTCTCCAAAGCAAGCGAAGATGCTAACCGAAGCTAATGCTCGTTGTAATATTTTTGACGGTGCAGTTAGAAGCGGTAAATCAAAAGGTGGTTTTTTCTTACTTCCTAAGAGAATAAAACAATTTAAAGGCGTCGAGGGTTTTTGTACTTTATGCGGCAAGACTGAAAAAACTATCGTGAGAAATACGATAATGCCACTGCAAGAAATGTATGGTCATCAATACGTTTCGGATTTGAATTATAAAACAGGCGAGTGTTATATTTTCGGGCAAAGGTTTTTAGCACTACCGGCAAACGATGAGAAGTCGGCATCTAAGGCACAGGGTTTGACAATAAAATATTCGTTCAATGACGAAGCAGCTTTATATCCTGAAAACTTCCACAAGCAATTACAAGCAAGACTTTCCGCACCCGGTGCAATGAGTGACAATTTTTTAAATCCTGAAAGTCCTTATCACTATTTCAAACAAGATTTCATCGACAATCCAAATATACAAAAATATCGTTTGACTTTTACACTTGACGATGGTAAATGTTTTTTAAGTCCTGAGTTTATAGAAAACTTAAAGAGAGAATATTCCGGCGTTTACAAAAAAAGATATATTGACGGATTGTGGGCGATTGCCGAAGGCAGCATTTACGATATGTGGAGTGATGAAATAAACATTATCGAAGAGTTAGATTTTATACCTGAATATTATTTTACATCGATAGATTATGCGACTGCTTCCGTGTGTACTTTTATATTATTTGCAGTAAAGGGCAATCAGGTCAGAGCAGTCAAGCAATATTACTACGATGCGGTAAAATCAGGCAGGCAGAAAACCGATGATGAATATGTCAGAGATTATGCCGATTTTACAAACGGTTTTGATGTGCAGTATGGCTACATTGACCCGTCGGCAAGTTCGTTAAAATTAGAATTAAGAACAAAGAGTTTTGGCTATTTCAGGTCAGCAGATAACGATGTTTTATCAGGGATAAAGACAGTTTCAAAGTTTATAGCGAGAGGCAATTATAAAGTTTTAAGCTGTTGTAAGGAATTGATAAGAGAAAAATCATCGTATGCGTGGGATAAGAAAGCACAGAAATTAGGCATTGATGCACCAATCAAGCAAGATGACCACAGTTCAGATGCTGAAAGATATGGCATACATTCTCATTTAAGGAGAGTAGCATAATGCTTTTAGATATATTATCACAGACTTATTCAATCACTAAGTTTTATGCAGAAATAAAATCTGCTGAGGGTGCGATTACTTCTGCGATGTTATCTGATTTATGGTTAAGTTCAAGACCGAGAAGATTTATCGAAGAGAATTTGTTTTTACGCTATCAGGGAACAAGTCTACCAATCCAATCAAGAACAACGAGTGCACTAGACCAAATCAATAATAAAATCAATAACGATTTTCGAGGCGACATTGTTGATACCGGAACGGCTTATATTTTAGGCAATCCGATTAAGTACACAATCAAGCCCGAGAGATATATAGACGGGCAGAAGTCGGCAGCATTTAAAAAAGATACCGATTTCTTTGATGAGTTTTTAGAAGTCAATCAATTTGACGATACCGATTTTGAGACAGGCATTTTCCAATCAGTTTGTGGACACGGGGCAAGATTATGTTATGTTGGTTTAAACAAAACTCTCAGCGGTTATCCTGATTACAGAGTCGTTAACATTGATCCAACCGAATGTGTATTTGTTTATAATCCGTCAACAGGCGAACTTGATTATTCGGTCCGTTTTTATGCTATTTGGGAAACTGACAGTCAGGGAACTTTGAGGAAAAAATATCAGGCAGAATTTTACGATAAGCAATATGTTTATTATTATTTATCGGATTATTCATTCCAAAACTTTATAAAAAACAGAGAGCCTCAACTGCATAATTTTGATTATGTGCCATTGTTTGAAGTTATGAATAACGTAAACAAACAGGGCGACTTTGAAAAGGTTGAAGAGCTGATTGATGCTTATGACAGGTCTTTTTCAGATAATCAGAATGAAATTGAAGCTTTTAGATTGGCATATTTGGTTACTTATGGGATTACACTGTCAACCGCAGATATTAAAAAAGCAAAAGCAGCCGGTGTTTTTCAAATGGAAGCAACCGATAAAATGGAATATCTGACAAAACAAATAAATAAAGAATTTACAGACTCTCATTTAGACAGAGCAACAAAAAATATATATAGATTTTCAAAATCAGTTGACGTTACATCAGAAACGTTTACAGGTAGCGGAGCAAGTGGCGAAGCAAGAAAGTGGGCTTTATTGTCGCTTGAAAACAAAGGTAGCATAAAAATTGCTAAGTTTAAAAAGGCTTTGAATTATCAGTTTAAAGTTTTAGCAAGTGCTTGGAATAAAATAGGTATTTCCTTAAACGAATCAATGATAAACATACAGTTTGACCGCAATTTGCCGGTTGAAATGTTGCAAGAATCACAAGTAGCAGCTAATTTGAAAGGGATTGTTTCAGATAGAACTTTATTTGAGAATTTATCAATCGTAAAAAATGCAGATGATGAAATAATCAGGAAACAGTTAGAGCAGACTCCAATTGATTTGGATAATATGAATAACGATAGCGAAGATGAGAGTGTAGAGGAATAATGGCTAAAACGTATTTGGAACTATTAGAATTAGAAGCCGATAGGGCAGTCGCTAAAGCCTATAAAAAGGGCTTAGACTCTATTAGGGGCAAAGTATCGGCTTTCTATGAAAAATACGAAAAGAATGGCAAATTGGACTATGCAGAGGCAGTTAAATACAATCGCTTGGCTAACTTTGAGAAAGATTTAAGAGCCGAGTTAAAAATATTAGGGCAAGACTTGTATGCAGTTGATAAACAGTTTGTTTCTAAGCTTTACAGTGCCGGTTATTACGATGTTGCCTATAAAGTCAGTATGCAGTCAAGAACAAATGTAGCTTTTACAAAACCTACAAAAGAAATGCTTGATGCTATTGTGAATCAATTAGTTGGCGGGGCTACAATCAACGAGCGTATTGCTAAAATGATTACAAACGATGCTTTTCAGTATACTTCGGCGGTTCGTAGTGGCTTGGCACAGGGCTTAAGTGTTTCACAGTTAAGAACGAATATAAAAGATACTTTTAATAAAAGAGCTTATGAAGCAACGAGAATTATAAGAACGGAAACTCACAGGGCTTTAATTGAGGGCAAGGTAGTTGGCATGGCAGAAGCCGAAGATTTGGGAGTTAAGATAAAAAAGATGTGGGTTGCTTCAATAGATTCGAGAACAAGAGATACACACTCCGAATTGGATGGTGAGAAAGTTAATATTGATGAAGAATTTGAATGGATAGCGGCAGATGGTAGTAAGGTATCAGCGGAAGGTCCGGGTTTATCGGGAAATGCGGGGGAAGATATAAATTGCAGATGTTCGGTTATAGAAGTTATTGAAGGATTTGAACCTGCATTTAGAAGTAATGCAAAAGGCGACACGATACCGTATGTGTCACGTGAAACGTACATGGAGATGAACAATGTTAAACTTTAATACCTTAGGCAAGATTTTTGACTATGGGATTGAAAATAAAAAAGAAGACTATAGGGTTAAAAACACTATAGGCTCGGGAGACGCAAAATGAATTTACTAGAACAGTTGAAGGCACTTTTGGATCAGGCTAAAGATGACAAAGATGTTCAGGCTTATTTGGGAGAATTTAAAAAGGTAGGTAAAGATGATGTAACAAAGTTTCTTGCAACCGACGAGGGCAAGAAAATATTACAACCTATCAATGACGAGTTTTTCACAAAGGGCTTGAAAACTTGGCAAGACAATAATCTTTCAAAGATTAAAGACGATGCAGTTGCCGCCTCTAAAAACGAAACTCCTGAACAAAAAGAAATCAGGGAAATGAGAGAATCGTTAAATGTAGAAAAAAAAGCGAGAGCTAAAGAGGCAATCAAGAATAAAGTCTTGCAAACCTTAACCACAAAAGGGCTATCAACGGAATTAGCAGATTTAGTCTCGAGAGTTGATTCAGAAGAAGAAGTTGACAATGTGATTGCTTCGCTTGAAAAAGTATTTGTTAATCACAAAGAAAAATTGACTTCTGAATTTCAACAGCAGAACGGGAGAATTATAGTTGCTCCCGGTAAAACAAAATTAACAAAAGAAGTATTAAAAACATTAACACCTGAACAAATCAATCAGTTTCCGAAAGAAGAAATTGATGCGGTTTTGGCTCAGGGTTAAAAAAGGAGACTTAAATGAGTGTAAA